ATAAGTGGTTTGAAGCCATGACTCCAACTGAGAAAGTGATGATTTCTTCATTGCCTCTAATTTTAAAGAATAATTTCATATTTATACTTATGGAGTATTCATTTATACCGTTTAAAGAACTTGCCAAAGGTGATGGGTTTGGGTATCCTGTAGATGTTTATTATGGAACTGTTTACCTTGGTACTTTGGTTGCTGAACCATCTGGATTTACCATAAAAATGGTAGCAACTGTAACTGGCAGACAAATGATAAAACAATCTGTAAATAATAATTTCAAATCCCAAAACTTAGCAGCAGAAGTTTTACATAGAGTTTGGAAAAACATGAGACATGGCGAAAATGGAGAAACAATTAATGAATTTGATTTTCCTAAACAAAAACCGCAACCATCATTAAAACCAATCAGTGGACCTAACTTGTTAATCCCTGATTATGAAGATGATAACGAAAAATATCCGGGAGATATTCAACCGGGATATTATGATCCAAAACAATTAATAATTTTACTTTTATATCATTTAGATAATCCAGATGCGTTACAATTCATTGCTGATATGATGGAAACAGGAATTCCAGAAAAAGATGAATTTGTTACATGGTTAAGAAGAAATAAGTCCAATCAAAAAACTTTAAGTAAAGCAGCACTGGATTGGAAAAAATATATTTAAATTTTGGTACTGTGGCTGAATGGAGAAGGCACTTGACTGTAGATCAGGCACCCATGCGGTAAACATTACAGGTTCAAATCCTGTCGGTACCACCAAAATTTATGCCACTAAACCTTGCAAGTTTTTTCTCTTCATGGGAGAAAAAGGTGGCACCAATTTCAACAGGGCAGACCCGGCTACCAATAGCTAACAAATGATGGCGATATTGGAAATCTCGTCACGGATGCTGCATGAGAATACCACGAGTTGGGAGTCATGACCCAATTCGTGACTTTTATTGGGGTGTATCATAATTGGTAATGAAGTTGATTGTTAATCAGCGATATACAGGTTCGACTCCTGTTGCCCCAGCCAATTTATAATAAGTAGGTTAAGAGTATTACTTGATATGTATAACCATGATATGTCAGAAATGTAATACGTCATTTCCAATAAAGATATGGATTGATGGGAAACAAAAAAATTTGCAAAAGAGAAAATTTTGTTTGGAGTGTTCTCCTTTTGGAACACATAACACCCGTAATTTATGCAATCCTAAGTCTTTAGATACAAAAACATGTCCAATTTGTTCCAAATTATATTCCCACAAAGGAACAAAATGTAATTCTTGTCGAGTATCCGAATGGAGAAGAAATAAGAAAAAACAACTTGTAGAATACAAGGGAGGAAAATGCCAAATTTGCGGCTATGACAGATGTATAGACAATTTAGTTTTTCATCATTTAGATCCTTCAAAAAAAGAATTTCAAATAAGTGGAGTTACAAAATCATTCAATAATTTGAAAACAGAAGTTGATAAATGTATTTTGCTTTGTCACATATGTCATGGAGAAGTTCATGCAGGCTTGATTTCAATTCCAGAGTGGGATAACAGTAGTCCATCTCCCTGTTAAGGAGAACGGTGCTGGGGCGGAACCAGCCTCTGGAGCCAATTTAAATAATATAAATCGTTGATTTTCAAACGTTTATAACAAGAAGAAAAAATAAGAAAAAATAGAAGTTTTTTAAACAAAAGTCGATAAGTATTGGCATGAAGTCACGGTAATGATGCCGTGCAAATATTAAAAATGAAAACCGAAGTTATTAGTGAATATACTAAAAAAATATTGAGAGGACCATCCGGAATTACCATAATTAATGATGTTGATAAAGCGATGTTTATATATGAAAAAAACGAAGAATTGCCACCAATTGACAAAGAATATGGAACTCTGTTTGTAAACGGAAGATTGTGGGATGAACTTGAACGAGATGGGAACATAATTATAGCTAAAACCCGTAGATAATTTTCACATGGTTAATTTTAAGTATTTCAACACCGAGAAAAAACGATGATCATCGGGTTCATTTGGTTATGTCATCACTTGCTTGCAAGTATAGAGTATGTAACCAAATGACGCATGTTGACAGTGGACGACGTTAGCACTGAGCTAAAAACGTCAATGCTCCTATGGTGAAATTGTATATCATCATACGCTTCGAACGTATGGTTGCGGGTTAGAGTCCTGCTGGGAGCACCAAATTTTTTATTGACAAGGTTTCATGTATCGGTATGGTTGATACATATGGAACTTAAAATAACAGCAAATCACCCGAAAAATCAGGTAAAGGACATTGTGAACCTTGCCTACGACTTTGTATTCGCTGGTACAATGATAAGTCCACCTGATTGGTTTAAAGTATGGGTTAAAAACTCAGAATATCCTCATGCAGGACGATTTTATGGCAATAAGATTTCAATGCGAATTGGGCAACCAAACAAATTTCCGTGCAAGTATTCTTATCCTCGGCTTAAAACAGCTCCTGAATATACATTGAATGATTGGCAAGAAGGACTATTTGTTTTGGCAGTACACGAATTCTGGCATTATTATCAGATGAAAACTTGTTCTCCGTATTCAGAAATTGAGACAGAGCGAAGAGCGGTTATGGCATTGGAAAAGTTTAGAACCATCCGACATGAATTAGAAGCAAAATGGAAAACAGTTGAAGATAAGCTTCAAATTAAAATTCAAATTCGGAAACAAAAAGAAGCTGCCCGACAAACTCCAGAATTTGAACTGCAACAACTTGGTCTTAAGATTGCAAAAGTTCAACGAAGACTGAAGTTGTATCAAACAAAGATGAAGAAGTTAATGCGGCGACAGAAACATCTGCAAAAGAAAATTTCAACCCAACTAAGCTAATCTAGTGAAAGCGCACCGCTGAAGCCGGTGATAGCTCGGGGCGGAACCGAGAGTTGGGACCATTTTATGCAGTATACCGCATATTTCGTGTTTATGCGGTATACTACATATTTTCCTATGACGTACGTGTGTGATACCAAAAGACATCTTGTGTGCATCCCATATTCTCTTGACAATTTGCACAAGATGGCGTATTCTCTGGGTATAAATCGTTGTTGGTTTCATAAAGATCATTACGATATTCCGAAACGAAGAATTGATGAGATTATGTCTCACTGTGAAGTTGTTTGCAGTAAAGATATAGTAAAAATCATCAAAGGATCGTTATGGAAACTAAAAAATGGATAGTGAGATATGTCGCTTATAGTGGTGATATAAAATGGACAACTGTAGAAGCGGATGCAAACGCTGAGGAATGGGAAGTGATTTCCAAAGCATATGATGAAGAAGGTCTCTACAGTTCTGATAACATCATGAAAGTAATTGATGTTAGTTTGGATTAAACAATCCGGAAATAGCTGAAATAGATTAGCGCCTCGCTGAAGACGAGGAGATATTGGAGCGTTACCAATTTTCCGGACCACTTTTGAGATAGACGTGTGTATGGTGGTGTAAACGGAGACGCACATTGCCTTTCGGCAAAGGTGTAGGTTCAATTCCTAACAATTACATAAGCACGGAACAAACAGTATTCATGTCAAGTTAACAACATGTTTCTGGTGAAATCCTCAATCATTTTATGGATAATCTTGGTAAGATAGTAGATGAACATGGATTAACACTTGAAGAAGAACTCTACTATGCTAACCATGCGCTCATTGACATATGTGATTGTTGTGGAAATTACTTTTCTATTCAAAATCACCATGATGGAAGCAATTATTTGACATGGCATGGCAGCAAGCTTTATTGTCAAAAATGTATAATTTAAGGTGCGTACAGCAAGAAAACAGCTATGAAGAACTCTGGGTCGGTGTGTGCAAATCCACCCCTCTCCACCAATTTGACGGAGAGGTAGCTCAGTAGCAGAGCAAGAGTATGCAAAAACCGCACCTTGTTTTTGGATAATATATTCGTGGGTTAAGGGTTGAGTTTTTATCGATAAACGATAAGTTCCCAGTGAGGACGCTAATCAAACACCCACACGATTTAATCAGTCCCTGTAGTGTAGTTGGCAGCACGGAAGACTTTCAATCTTCAGGACGTGGGTTCGAACCCCCGTGGGGACACCAAATTTATGGAATTGTACTTATCAGCTAAACGTGTAAATAGCATGTTGTCTAAATTGGCATTTGTAGCTGCAACTCAGTTGGATGGATTAAGTGGAAAAAATGTCGCAGCATATGTTCTTCAAATTATAAATGAAGATCGAGCAACTGCAAATTTAGGAAATGCAATTTATAAATATGAACAATTACAAAACGAAGTTTGTATTGATTTTCAGATTTAATGCCGAAATAGTTTAATTGGAAAACGAGTGGTGACACTCAATGTTGGTTCATATCCAGCTTTCGGCTCCAACAATTTAGATACGGACAGCAAGAAAACCTCTTATGTCAAACCGCAGATGAAGGTGCAACTCCTTCCCTCGCCGCCAATGTATGGCGAGGTAGTTTAATAGCCAGAACGTCGGTCCCGAAAGGGAAGAAAAAACCGTATCTAGTTTTGCATTCGTAACTCAATTGGTAGAGTATCTGGCTTTTAACCAGAGAGTTATGGGTTCGAGTCCCCTCGGATGCACCAATTTATGAGAGAAATGGTGTAATGGTTTGCACATCAAGTCCGAGCCACGATTAACTCGTGAAGTAGGCAACCAAATGGAAGGTTAAGGTTCAATTCCTTGTTCTCTCTATGGGGTCTGTGACGGAATGGCAGACGTGGAGGTCAGTAGGTGGCACTCTATGCTATACCGAAAACCACCGGACAACGAACGTAATAGAGACGTTGAGATTGTTCTTGTAGGTTCAAGTCCTATCAAGCCCCACCAATTTAGATGCCACTTATGGTGTAGGGTTCAATTCCCTCATGCTCCATCATTACGGGGCACTCTGGTTGAGATGAAAACCTACGGATGACACAGTTTGACTTCTGTATCGGGTTCGACTCCCGAAAGTGGCTCCAATTTAGATGCCCGTTTCTACAGCAATTCCTAAAAGGATAAAGAGAAGCACTCGTAATGCATCCCCAGATGGTTCAAATCCATCACCCTCGAAAGAGGTTGGGCATCTAGCTTTTGCTACTGTGGCGTAATGGAAGCCGCAACAGTTTGAGAGACTGTCGCCGTAAGGCGTGCTGGTTCGAGTCCAGTCAGTAGCACCAATTTCGGGCGTTAGCCTAGTCTAAGGCGGCATGGTTTCAAAAAACGCTAGTTATGAAACTCCTACCCCGTAAGGGATGGTAATGAGTGTGCGACGAGACGTTCTGAAAACTATAGTAAAGTAAGAACGATGTCAACAATAGGGAGAACCTATTACGCCCGACCATTTTATGAAACATGCAACGGTCAAAATTGACAATATGGAAATTCCATTGATTGGAATTCCAAAAGAAAGTGTCAATGAAATCTGTGACCATTGTCATAAATCATTTCACATTCAGGATATAGTCTTGACAGATACCCACTTCTTATGTAAGAATTGTCAAGATGAAAAGTGACATCGGAGAATGTGTTTACGTTTTGGTGCATAAAGCATGGGGAAAAACGTTAGTAGGTAATAAACTTCAGTCTCGTGTATGGTGGAAAAATAGATTGACAGAATTGATCAATTCTCCAACTGTTGTAATTTCTGCGGAACAAAATCTCAATCCGGGAATTTATGATAAGAATGGAAATTTAATGTCAAATCCTATTCCATTTGAACAAGAAATTGGATGGTCTGATAATACCAACGAATATTGGCTTACATGGATGCAAAAAACATTTAAAAAACGTTATGAGCACCAAGCAACTTCATAAACAATGGCGAAAAGAATTTAACGCTGCGGTATTCAAACGTGACAAAAACAAATGTCGTGTTTGTGGTCAGCCTGCGGCGGATGCCCATCACATTACAGATCGTCATGAATTACCAAATGGTGGCTATGTTTTGAGTAATGGTATATCACTTTGTAATGCTTGTCATATTTTAGCTGGTCCAACAATTGTTCCAGTAGGACGAGCAAGTATTTCAACTGGAAAAATCATTCCTCCAAAGTACACTGCGGAATTCTTTTATAAAATGATTGGGTCATCGTATGAAAAAGCATATGAGGATAGTAAGAATTTGATGCCGGATTAGTTTAACCATTGAAATATGGGAAGGAAAAACACAGCCTTTAAGAAGCCAAGAGTCTCCCTGAACGGAGAAATTAGCGGAGTGTTTGCTCTGCGATGAATAAGGTCGGTTGAGTTGAGGGTGCCAAATCCCTCATCTGGCTCCAATTAAATTATGAATGTTCATGATAATCTAAAATCATCATCTGTAGCAGAAATCAAAGATTTCTATAACAAGAATTCTATTGATGCTGCAATAGGAATGACACACATTCAAGGTGATTTTAACCTTGGAAATGTCATTCGCTCTGCCAATTTTTTTGGTTTTAAGGAAGTTTTTTACATTGGTGGAAAGAAAGGATATGATCGGCGATCTTGTGTTGGGACACATAATTACATTCCCGTTAATTTCATCAAAACCGAAGAAGATTTCCTTAAAGAAATTGAAAATAGATATACTTTAATCTGCGTTGAGAACAATATTCCAAGATATGAATGGAAGATGATTTCGATTTTCGTAGCAAATCCATTCATCAATGGCGCAATAAAGTTTATACATCCACCGTTGTTTCTATTTGGAGAAGAACAACTTGGAATTTCGGAACGTTTGTTGGAAGCGTCTACATATATTCTTACAATTCCGGCATTCGGTTCAGTACGTTCTATGAATGTAGGTTCATGTGCCGCAGTTGTTATGGCAATGTATCGGCAATCAATTCAGGATATAGCGTAACTTGGTAGCGCACAAGCATGGGGTGCTTGTAGTCCGGGTTCAAATCCCGGTATCCTGACCACTTTACAAAAGGAACTATTATGTTGTGTAATAAATGCGGTGAAGAATGTATGGGGTTTCCTACGGGAGATCCTAATGAAGATATTTGTATGGATTGTGCTTATCCGGGTCTTAAAGAAGCCAGTAATGCTGCCGCAATTGCTGTAGAGGAAGAGCACTTTAATCGGACAGGTGAACAGAAGTCATGTGGAGAAATCTTCCGTGGCATTCTTGATAGAGCTTGCAATGGTTATAAATAAGATTTGGGGTGCTGGTGTAATTGGCTAACATACTTCCCTGTCACGGAAGAGACTTGCGGGTTCGAGTCCCGTGCATCCCGCCATTTTTGGCCAATCAGAGATAGATATTCTTGTCTCCTCCAATTGAGGAGGTAAGACGAGAATGAACTAGTACCGACGGGTACGTTTCGTGAAATCCTCTGAAGGAGATAGACATAGACTATTATTGATGTAGGTGTGGGTTCAAGTCCCATCTTCCCCGCTCATGGGGAGGTAGCTTAATGGAAGAGCGACAGAGATTATACAATATGGAACATTCGTGAAATCCTCCATTTCTTTTTTTCAAATTGACAAAATCATAGACTTTGCTATGATAATGACATGATTTACAAAGATGCCTAGAAAGCTGAACCAAGGGCTTTAACTCCTATCCCCATTGGAGTGGCCGCTTATAAAGTAATACTTGGCTCTTGGCATGTAGCAAAGCATTTCAATTTTATGAATGTTTCAATTGGTGATAAAATCAAATTTCGACTTGATGATGGATATGTTAACGAAGGGTATGTGTATCAGGTAAAGAATGATACATCTATCGCGGTTTCCCAAAATAGACATTGGACAACAATTGGGTTTGCTCAAAATTGGATTGTAAGAAAAGATCAAATAACAGAAAATTTTGGAAAATGCGATGGGTGTTCATTTTAATACTTTTGTCAGGTTGTACAACAGTAGATACTCAACCATTGACTAAAGAAGAACGAGTAGAACGAATTCAAAGCTGGTCGCTTCCAACATCCAATCCATGGTTTTGGAATAATTATGAAACTACACCTTAAATTTAATAAAGAAGATTTTGAAAACATGCGGGCGTTTGATAAAGCTGTAAAACGACAGCTTGGAAATAATGTCTATGCTGGCACAGACTCATTGTGCTTTTATTTTGAATATCCAAAAGAATTGAAAGCAATGCTTAGACCATTTCCATCAGTTGAACAATTAGAATTTGATTTAGTATCTTCTTTGCCAGATACTAAATAATGCCTCGATAGCTCAATTGGAAGAGCAGCAGACTCTTAATCTGTTTGTTCAGGGTTCAAGTCCCTGTCGGGGTACCATTTTTATTGATGATTGCTATTTATTGATATGAAATTATGGCATTGGGTGAAATCATTGTTCATGAAATCAAAAGACGATGAAATCGTGGTAGTTCATTTTAGATTGCCCGATGGTCGAAAATTTGATATTCATTGTATTAAATGCTTGACAAAACATTGATATATTGATACGTTCGTCATGGGCTGATGAAAGTCGGAAAACGGTCCATGACAATATGTGCCATCGGCAGCATTTGACGATAATGGGCCAATCAAGATTTGAGGAATTCTTGTCCTAGCCAATTATCATGAGATTGATTAGGTTGACACCAATCGGGTATTGTGGTTCAACTCCACACTCAGCCCACAGATTTTGAGATGTTTTAAAGAATGCGATTGAGTCATTTTTTATGACTTTAACTTCAATATGTATATGAGTGAAAGAAAAAATATTGGAGTTAAAAAAGCTTGGAAAAAATCATGGTGAAATTGCAAACATTTTAGGATGTTCTAAAGCAACCGTTTCGTATCATACATCGGAACATGTCCGAAATGGGTTTAAAGCGAGGCGAAATAAAAATAGAAAAAAAGCTAACATAGAGTTAAAAACCCAATATGGTGGACGATGTGCAGTTTGTGGTTATAGCAAATCTATGTCGGCGTTAGATTTTCACCATAAAGACGAAACAACTAAAAGTGGACAAGTGTCTTACTTCATAAGACAATTTGGAAAAGAAAGAGCGGCTGAAGAAGCAAAAAAATGTATATTGCTGTGTAGCAATTGTCATCATGAAGTCCACGATGGACTATTAAAAATTTAACAGTGTGTAGCCTAAAAGTGAGGCACTTGTTTCGGGGACAAGATCAAATGGGAGCATTACCCATCACACTGACCATTTTTGACAGTATGGATAAGTCGGTAAACCCGTTCGTGCGGCTTATGGGCGGGATGTATGTAGCCATCAAGACAACTAGTTAACGCCGCCGATCTTGAATGGAAGCAATAGACGAGATTAGTATGATGTTTTATTCGGGAAACCGAGTCAGAAAATCGCATACTGTTATGGCACCTTAGACCAATGGAAGGAGTCATCTGTCTCAAAAACAGAGTAGTATGGGTTCGAGTCCCATAGGTGCTACCAATTTATGATACTAACGGAACGGGTTTGGTTCCCGCTAGTCGTATGAGGAATGGAGTCATGTTTTAGTATCATTATGGTGTCGTAGACCAATAGAAGGAGTCGCTCGGTTTAGACCCGAGAATGTGCAGGTGCAACCCCTGTCGGCACTACCAATTTTGTTATGAAAGTTATACTTCCAGCACAGGCAATACCAGCGGGTTCTACTGTGACAAAAATCACAGGACAAAAAGCATATATTCTTCGGGATGACATCAAAATTTATGGTTCTGTTAATCCTGAACAACAGGAAATGCTGCGTGAATTGCGAGCAGATAAAGGAACCCGCTTTATGGTATCCAGCGATGGGAATATTAGCATTGTGGCTGGAGAAAGCGAATTGATTTGGCACGTTGATGCTGACGAGTTATATCGCTACATGTATCATTTAACTCAAGTAGACAACAAATAAGGCTACATAGACCAATGGAAGGAGTTAATAAAATAAAAATAAGCAATTCCTTCTTTTCTTCATATTTATTAATATGAAGAATACATATACAAAAGAATTTTTAACTAAAGCCGTATCCGAAGCATCATCAATGATTGATTTAATGCGACGACTTGAAATAAAATACAATGGTGGAAATCATACTTATTTAAAAGCAAGAATTAAAAAATGGAATATAGATTGTACTCATTTTTCAAGACGGGGTGTTAATAAAGGGAAAATTCCATCTAATAAAAAACATTGGACTGAAGTTTTAATTGAGAATACTGAATATAAAATATGTACCGAACGTTTAAGAAAAGCATTAATTGAAAGTGGGGTTCCATATCATTGTATTGAGTGTGGACAATCTACCATTTGGAATAAAAAACCACTGGTAATTCAAATTGATCATATTGATGGAAATAGTCTTAATAATTGCCGAGACAATTTAAGATTTTTATGTCCAAATTGCCACAGTCAAACAGATACATTTGGATCTAAAAATAAATGTCCCATATGAGTTCGAGTCTCACTGTAGCCACCAATTTATGGACGACGAATTAACAAACGAGGAAGAAGAAAGGATGCTTGCTTTTCGTCGTGCCGGTGGAGATTGTATTTGTAACATTTGTGGCAAACGGTATTATGACCACAAAGCCTACGAACCTTCACGTAAAACCAGCACATACAATAGTCCATGGCTAAAAGAATTGTGCAATGGAGATTTAGTAAAATTATGAATAAAGAAATACCGGAAATTGAGGCATATAGATTTTGGCGTTGGACTACCAACGCCTCACAGGTCTCATTTGAGCAGTTTAAAGAGAACCTCTTGAGAAATGGATATGTTATTTATAGCGTGGAGAATGAGGGAGTTTTAAATGAACCCAAGCGAAAAAAGAATTAAACACGAAGAAGAATACATTGCATTTTTAGAGCGTCGATTGAAGAGTGCTAATTTCAAAAAGAATGTCAGTTTAGAAGAGTACGAAAAAACTGAACAAAAGCTTAAAAAAGCAAAACTTGTTTTAAGAATGTTAAAATAATTATATGAAAGGCGACTCAACAGCTAAGGTCATTTATAGAAAAGACGACCCCTTTGATACAACAGTTAAGTTCTCCAATGGAACCGAAGTAAAGTGTAAAATGCAGATTAACAAGGGGTGTTTAACAATAAAGTATAAGGAAGAAACAGTGAACGGTGGCTTTAGTCTTCCAAAAGATATTGTAAAAAATGATGGTTGGTGTTCCACCACGTTAATCGAGAAGAATGTAGCACGGTTTGTTAAGTTTCGCATTACTTCCGAACCAGAATTTTACCAAGAAGGTGGATGTATCATCATTGAATTTACAGTAGATGAATTTGAATGATTTATGGCCCTATAGATTAGTAGCAGATCGCTGGACTTTCAATCCGGAAGGTGCGGAGCGTAACCGCATAGGGATACCACTTTATCTTTGATGGGAGCAGAAAACCCCTCTGCTTTAGCGGAGGGGATGAATGCGACCCACAAAAATAGTTCATCATTTTGAGAAAGTGTGTAATATGTATGTTGTAGAATGTATAATCGTGCCTACAAATATAGAATATACCCCAACAAGGGACAGGAAGTTCTATTGTCCAAACATTTTGGACATTGTAGGTTCATCTATAATCACTTTCTTGCCATAAAGATTAAACATTACAAGGAAACCAAGAAAACATTGAACTGGCAGGATATGGCAACTGAACTTCCAAAATTGAAGGATGAATATGAATGGTTGAGTGAGATTGGAAGTCAATCTCTCCAACAATCCATTCTCAATTTGGACCGAGCATACACTGCCTTCTTTCGTTCTGGTTCTGGATTTCCCAAGTTCAAGTCAAAAAAGTATGCTCGTAAGTCATTCATTGTTCCAATGACGAACAACAACATTAAGTTGAACTACGACACGAAACGATTGGTCATTCCAAAGTTTCGTAGCGGGATAAAGTGTGTCTTTGACCGACAGGCAGAAGGAACGATTAAGCAAGCAATCGTATCACAAGACAGAGATGGAAAATACTATGTCTCCATTTTGGTAGAAGTGGACAAGGAATTGCCGAAGAAACCAACACCAAAGAGAGACAAGGCAATCGGAATAGATTTTGGAGTCAAAACATTCTTAACACTTAACGATGGAACAAAGATTGAGAACCCGAAAGTATTGAAACAATCTGCCAATAAGTTAGCGAAACACCAGCAAGATTTAGAGACATTAACCAAAGGTTCCACTGCTCACATAAGCAAGCAAGAGCAGATAACGAAACTCCATAGTAAAATAGCAAGACAACGAAAAGATTTCTTGGATAAACTCTCATACAAACTAACTCACGATAACCAAGTGAATAATACGATTTGTATTGAGGATTTGTCCATAAAAAACATGCAAACGGACAATTACAAAGCAACTAACAATCGGATTGCCGATTATGCTTGGGGAAAGTTCGTTAATATGTTGCAATATAAGAGTGATTGGTATGGCAAGAACTTTCTTAAAATAGGAAGATTTGAACCATCCAGTAAAATGTGTTCCGAATGTGGATATGTAAATCATTTTCTTACATTAGATGATAGAGAATGGAATTGCCCCATTTGTAACACAAATCACGATAGAGATATGAATGCGGCGAAGAATATCGTGGACTTTGCATTTCCGAAAACACAGTTTAATAAGGGTAGGAACTACCCTATAGAAACTCACAACTATTGTTTGGTGGGAAACCCACCTGCTTTAGCGGGTGGGTAGTTCATGAGACGTTGGATATACCAACCCTATAATACAAATTTGTGTGGACAAATTGCAGTTGCAGTTGTTGCAGGTATTTCGTTGGAAAAATCTATTGAATTGTTTGGAAAACAGGGTTGCACTCGGACAAAAGAACTTGTAAAAGTTTTGCGACAAATTGGGTTTGAATGTCCTGACAAGCTTCAACGCAAAAGAACAAATTTGTGTATTGCAAAGCTAACCTATCCAAATAAACGTTCGCACTGGATAGTAATGGATGGGGACAAAATTTTTGATGGTTGTAATGGCAATGAACATGGAAGTGTAACGTGGAATTCTGATTGGAAAGTAACTTCCTATCTTCCCATTACTAAAATTTAATGGACACGTAATGGCGCTGCCTTCTAAGCAGAATGTGCATAATGGAAATGAAAATGTGGGTTCGAGTCCCACCGTGTCTACCATTTTAAGGTTGACAATTGTATAGACTAAGATAAGATAACATTAATGCTCTCATAGCTCAAATGGAATAGAGCATCCCTCTCCTAAAGGGAAGATCTCGGTTTAATTCCGAGTGAGAGTACCAAATTTATGTTAGAAATAATTAGATGTAAAAATTGTGGAAATTCTTCAATACCATTGGGGGCTATTACAATCAATGTAACTTTAAAGAAACACACATGGTGTGAACATTGTAAAAATTCTGACACGGCTGAACAACATGCTTTTTTCTGTTCAAATAAATGTTTTCATGAATATATGAAAAAAGTAATAAATAAGGAAGCAGAATTGAAATGGAAAGAATTGAAAATTATTGATGGAAAAGTATCTTATGAATAATTTTGTCAGTAAGCGGTAGGCATAGAAGCTGCCAGATACGAAAGTATCCGTCAACCTTATGGTTGATGCCGATAATGAGTGACGAACGGAAAAAAGTAGGAGTGTACAACCGAAATTAAGCGTGCTGAACAACCCGTGATAGTCAGCCGTAAAAACCGTGGGGAAAAAGCAACAGTTCCGGTAACGACAAGATGGTGAACGTACTAACGAAGAATTCTACTATCTTGCCCGAGAAAGGCTGTAAAGCCATGATAATTGGTATGTTACGCTAGTACGAGAGGAATTCGTAACTAAGTATCCGAGAGTAACGGTAGGGTAGGATTACAATGCCAGTTATCGCCCTTAGAGTCTTTGGCGTAAAAGCACATTACTGATACTATTTGATAGCAGATTAATTGAGGTTTCGTATAACGGTTATTACCTCTGACTTTGGATCAGAAGATGAAGGTTCGACTCCTTCAACCTCAGCCATTTAATAAATGAATAGTTTTATGAACGAAAATAAGACATTAAAAGCACTACATAGTGTAGTAGATGATTGGGAATTTATTGAAATTATATTATTTATTTTATTTATTCCTATTTCATTGGTATATCTTGGAATTAGAGTATTTCAAGAGATTGAATGAATATAGTTCTTGACATTTGGTCATGGTCTGCTATATTTATTGGCAGATATTGGAAGGTTAACTGGACAGGCGAGCCAGAGCGGTCTTGAAAACCGATTGTCCCTCTGTTATGGATGAGGATGGGTTTCGATTACTCAGCCTTCCGCCAATTTCCGGGATTGTTGTAATGGTAGCGATGTTGATTTACACTCAACCAGAAGAGGTTCAATTCCTCTATCCCGGACCAATTTATGGAATTTAATAAAGAAAAAATTTTTACTGAAGTAGATAAATCAAACCATAGGTTTGACCATTATTCTTCTTCAGAACGTAATGAATTACATAAAGTTATTAAAGCTCCTCAATGGCTTAAAAATCAAATGGAAGCTGTAAAAAATCGGCCAGCACCATCTCTCGAAAAAGTACATGCTCAATTTGAAGCCTGTGCTAGGATAAGGAAAGAAAACGCTCATTGTCCAAAACATAAGGAGTATGATATGATAAATCCCCCACAATGTGATTGTAGTTATTGTTGGGATGCATATGTAGATCGTCATCAAACTCCAGAAGCTGTAAAACTTTTGTGGGAAGCTATGGACAAATATGATGGACTAAAACTTTAAACGATCTAAGGTACTCGGTCAATACCGACCATGAGCTAAGTGGTTAAATCCATAGGCAAGAAACTGTGGCGAACTTGATCCGTGAGTTTTTTAGTGGGTTTGTATGAAAAACTCCACTGTTTGGAAGGTTAAGCGAGCAAGGCTCGTCATGGTTTGCTAAACCAATGGTGCCTGAAAGGGCATGAGAGGCGGGATCTCAGCCTTCCGCCAATTTAATGAAAAGTTACCTTACATATCTTGATTATTTTGCTACAGGGGAAGGACGCATAATTGAAGTTACCATAGTGTATGCAGATAACAACCAAGATGCTATCAAAAAACATGGTGAGATATTTAAATATACTCAAGATATAATGGACTATTATGGTCTTGGTATTATAGTATTTCCTCTTTCCAGTGATGATGCAAAAGAAATTCTTTGTGAGTTTGTTAAAGATCCAGAACAAATTATTGATACTTGGAAACGAGGAGGCTTAGAATTTATTTACAAATTTAAATTTAATCGTTCATGAAACCATATCTTAAAGGATTATATTCTCAACGAGATGCTATTGAAAAAAAGATTAAGACATTTCAACATAAATGTAAACATGTAAACATTGAAAAGAAACATGAAGCCAATACAGGAAATTATGATCCTTCCTCTGATTGTTATTGGACTCATATTAAATGTTTAGATTGTGATAAACGATGGACAGTAAATGGAAGTGTTTAATTACTGCAAGGGTTTATGAATGATGCTAAAAAGATTAAAGCAATTCAATTATATCTAGTAGAAACTAGAAAAAAATTAAATGCTGCTCTTGATGAAGATAGTGAATACCTTACTTCTACTGGAAATGGAGTTAATTGTTGTGAAGCAAATGCAATGTTTCGAGAAGTTGAAACAGAAATTAATACAATTTTAAAAGGCGATTAGTATAATGGAAGAATAGTTCATTCACACTGAACAGACATTAGTTCAACTCCAATATCGCCTACCATTTCAATATGAAGTCTAAATTTGAATGTAATGGAAAACATCGTTATGATAATAAAAAAGATGTTTTGATTGACATTAAGATACGTATTGCAGAGTCATATGGTGGGGTTGTAACTTTACGTCCATATAAATGTAAATTTTGTAAAGGTTGGCATATGACTTCTAAGGACTGATGTATGTTTATCACGTTGCTAGTTTATGGTACAATTGGAATATTGTGGGCATTATGGATGATTATTTCAATGTTGGATATTTTTGTATCTGAATTTGAAATAGCGACGTGTGCTATATTGAATTTTTTATTTTGGCCATTAAGTGTAATATTATATGTGGTTAAAGTAAGTATGTTAAAATAATACTAATCATTGGAGGATGCTATGTCACTGCCAAACGCAGATCAATAAAACGTGAAGATTTTGTTCGTAATTGGGAATTTTATTTAGAATTTCCTAAAATTTTCGAATGTCATGCTGGTCAATTACCACCACATGATCCAAATGGTGAAGACGGAAAATATAGTTTTCTTTGTTTAGAAAATGGATATAAAATTCCGACACGAGAATGGGAACTTGTAAAACGAGCACAAGAAGGAAAAATGTCGGTAAACCTACAAATAAAAATGTGGGCAGAAACCATGTGGGATAATAAATTAGGATGTCTATTGTTTCCTGATGAGCTTAGAACATATTGTAAAGAAATGCCAAATTGGGTTTTTAAAGCAACCATTGAACAAGCTCAAAAAAGACATTTTAAAGAACATGGATTTATTCCTACGTTTTTGAAAGATAATTCATAGGCGTGTAGTATAAAAATAGAACAGCACATTGACACTGTGCAGGCAATGGAGTGTTACCATTCACGCCTACCAAATTTAAAAGTTATGAATAAATCGAGACGACAAATTGCAGATAATGCATTGGAATATATAAGTAATTATCTTGAAAATGCTGGATGGAAATTGGATATAGTTACTCTTTTTCGAGTAGACCCAGTGACAAATGCAAAATATTCATCTGATACAGCATTTTGTATTCAACTTGCAAGAGATTTAGAATAAAGTTATGGGAAATTCACGAAGACTAAGAAGACAATTGAATAAGAAAAGCGTTGAAATCGCAAACAACCTTCAATTGAAGAAACATGAATTGGCTATGCAAATGGTTGCTGAACGAGTAAAACGGGATGCTGAATTTGCTGCGGATGTTTTGAAAATAGGTGGGGAACTTTTGAGAGCCGATATTAAAAGGGATGCCGAAGAAACTATTTTACGACAAAATAAAGAAACACTTCCATCGGAAAATGATCCATCCATAACAGATGATGACCTTGAAACTGCTTTGAAGCAACATTGTATTGGAAAGGGAAATGCTATTCCAGACGTACGATCAGAAGTTATTGAAGGAATTATAAAAACTGAAATTTTAGATGCTATTAAAAAACATCGTGAGACAAGCACAGAACAACTTGAAAATGTTCCAGAAGCAATAAGAATTGCCAATGGTGATAGAACTCATGAATTGGTATCGGAAACCACCGATGGTGGGAAAGAAATTTTGGTAGAACCAATTCAAAAAGTTGGATCATCCTTGTGATGAGAAATAATTTAATCGGGACGTAGGATAATGGCTATTCCGCCTGCTTTGGGAGCAGGATATTGTGAGTTCGAGTCTCACCGTCCCGACCAAATTTATGAGTTATCATTATTTTGAAATCTATCCTAAAAGTGAATGTGGTCAATCAGACCGAGAACTTTATTTTATTGAATTTACTCAATTTTTCAAAAATGATCCAATTCATTGGAAACTTTACAAACGTCAGTTTATTCTTCCACCAGATGAATATGAACGATTAAAGAAAGAAACTCCTGAAAATACGGGTCTTTTAATTATGGGAAATGAAGGTCATCCATGGTGGTTATTAGATGGAGAATTACAACCAGATGGAACAGTTCCTGACAAAAGTTGGCTTTTGTGGATGGTAGATGCTTTGAATGAAAAGTCTTCTAAAGAGACTATTTAACTTTAATAGTTATTAACATATGAATATGACAACTCAATTAAAACTTCTTGGTATAGGTTAGTTCACGCATGAAGCGTGAATTTTCCTATTATCAATGAGAATTCACAACAAATACCTTCGTAATCGTCACTTCCGAATAAAACATTGGAAGCGAATTTATAAAATATCTCATCCTTATGTAAACACACAAGGAGTATGGTATTGGACATCGGAAGAACAAATTAAATCCAATTTTGATAATATTGCTAAAAAAGCAAATTTTATTGAAAATGGAAGCCATAAACATTGGAACCATGCACCAAAATCTTTTCGTAAGATTTTGAACAATTCACGTAAAGCTAAAGAACGTCAAGTTATGGTAAAAATCCGCAATGGAGACTATGACTCTGAATTTCCAAAATTCAAACGAGACGCCGATTGGCTTTATTTTTAACCTTGACTTTGACATTTGACAAGGTATCATAGAGATATTCTATGATTACTTTGTCAGAGTCAGGGCAATTCTCTTCTATACAACCTCCCTCAACGACTCCATTTTTAAAATGGGCAGGCGGCAAAATTCGCCTTTTTAATTACATTCGTCAACAAATGCCATTGTCTATTAACCGATACGTGGAACCATTTGTTGGAGCAGGTTCGATTGCATTAAATATTAACGCCCAAGAAACTAACATAAACGACATCAACGAGGATTTGATTTTGGTATGGACAATGGTTAGAGACCATCCTGAATATTTGATTGGTGAATGTAAACCGTTATTTTCTTATTCTGAATTTCAAACTCCCGAAGGATATTACAAATTACGAACTGCATTTAATGTTGCTCCACTTGGAGTTTATCGTGCAGCATTATTTTTGTATTTAAATCGGCATTGTTTCAATGGACTATGCCGGTACAATAGCAAGGGAGAATTCAACGTTCCTGTTGGAAAATACAAAACTATAAAATTTCCAGAAAAAGAAATCAGAGAAATAAGTAAACTTATTCAGAAATGGAATATTTCCTGTAAAGATTTCCAACAGATAATGGGTGAGTTAAAAGAAGGAGATGTTTGTTATTGTGACCCTCCATATTATCCATTAAGTAAAACAGCATATTTTAAAGATTATGCTAAAGAAGGATTTACCATAGAACAACATGAAGCATTAGCAAAAGCTGCTTATAACGCTTCTTTAAAAGGAGCCATTGTATTGGTATCTAATCATAGTACAGAATTTACAAATGAGTTGTATAACAAATATGGTGCCAAAATTCATGTAGTAGAAGCTTCCCGAGCCATAGCTGTACGTTCAAAAAATAAAAAAACGGCGACTGAATTGATTGCAATATTTAATCTCACCACGAAATTATGACAGAACAAGAAAAGCTTAAAGCTATTAGAGATAGAGTTCCATTGTTAGATGAAACTATTACAAAACATCATATTTCTTATATGTTGTTGGTGGGATATTTACAAGTTCTCAATAAAGAAGGAATGGTTACTGAAGGAGAATATAAAATTACTCCGATAGGACAAAACGTTATTGCTATATGTGAAGAATTTGATTGGAAACCTTCAGATAATGATATTAAAGATTTTGTTCGGGAAATGATGGCCCCCGAAGATTATTTGGTTTTTATACATTTTCTAACTAGATTTAGAGATGATCGAAATGAACTACTAAAAGATATAAGAAAGTTTAAAGATACAACCGAAGGATATTTATAGCAAGCGGTTGTTATAAAATAACAATCATTTGTATTATGATACGAAAATTATCACTTATTATTACATTCGTGTTACTATTAACATGTGCATCTGCTCAAACTAATAAAGTTACATTGTCATGGTGTTCTTCCCCTGATCGGAAAGTGGTTGGTTATGTAGTTTGTTATGGGGAAGGAACGAATAATATCAATTGGTCTCCTAGAATTTATTCTACAAATACTCCATGTAATACGACTATTATTTCCGATGGATCAAATTGGATTAGAACATACACAGTTGATATTGATGTAGGAAACTCATTACAATGTGAAATCACAAATTTAGTAGCCGGAAAAACATATTATTTTACAGTTGTGTCTTATGATTTGTATGGACTTAGAAGTGATTATTCTGATGAAGTAAAATATACAGTATCTGCCACTAAAACTAATTCTGTTCCATCACAACCTCAGAATTTTCAATTTTGGGATGGTAAATGATATTTATAGGTATGAAAAAGGCATTATCTATTTTATTACTTACAATCATGCTTGTAACATCTGTATCTGCGGTTGATTTGTGGTTTAAATGGACTCCAAATCCTACTAATGAAATGGTAACAAGTTATGTCATTCAACAGGCGTCTGGTAATAGTACCAATTTTTTTGATGTAGTTACTGCTCCGGGAACAACTAATGTTTGGCCTATTAGAGGACTTGGAAATGGTAGCTATAAGTTTCGCTTGATAGCTGTTAATGGAGTTGGACGTTCAATACCATCTTCCGTATTGAGTTATCCTACCAATACACCCTCTCAACCAACGAATTTTCAAATTGTTCCCGGTCCTTAAAGCATGAAAACTGACTGGAGTACAATAATTAAAGAACGAAGTGGTAAAGTTTCAGCTACTCGTGTTGGATTTCTATTGACATTATTGGTGGTTTTGTTAAATTGGTCATGGATAAATTACAACAAAAAAGTTGAAGTTTCTCCATTGCCAGAAAATGTTGTAGGTTTGGTAGTTGGATTGGCGGGTGCAAGAGTTGTACAACGGTATGGGGAAGCAAGAGAAAAATCAAATGATAATTCTCAAAATTCAACATCTCCTCCAACACAATAAGTTCTTTGATTTTTGTCAAAAGCGACTCTACGCTGATGGGCTTTACCGCCGTCATCTTTACCGATGACAAACATTAGAGGAAGTTCGATACACTAAAGCAGCCGCTTGGGAGAGTAAATGTTGTCTGGAGCATAGGACTGGTGAAAGTCCAGTTTATGAGAGATGGTTCACAAGTAATCAGGAAAACGTCCAGCGACTCCATCTTTACTCGCTAAAACCACAAGGTAAGTGCAACCCTAAATCGCCAAGAGTAGTGCTTCTCGTTATAAGGCAAAGGTTGGGGCAGCAGATTATAAAGATCTGCCGGTTATAAAACCGAGATAAATGTAGAGATAAAACTAAATATCGGCTATGGCTATGACAAATTTTTAGATGGGTGCCCGATTGGAATATTCCTTAAGGGCTTGGGCGCAAGTGCCGCATCCCTGTGAAATAATATGCACTACTCATCTTTTTATGCCCGTGGTCGGATAGGGTTGCCATGATTTCCTCCGATGCATTTAAGTGACACATGGGCACCAATGGGGCTGTCGTTCAACGGTAGGACAGTTCATTCGCACTGAACAGATAAGGGTTCAATTCCCTTTAGCTCCACCAATTTTCTTGACATTTTTTACATTTCCGATATTGTAAAAGACATGAAACTTCAAATCATTGGAGATGGTTCGTTTGGCTCCTTTCTTAAGGAGATCCTTGCTCCGCATTTTGAAATTCTTCCCGAAGCTGACAGCGTAATCTTAGCAGTCCCATTTTCAGCATATGAAAATGTGGCGTCAAGTAACGAGGGCAAACATTTGATTAACGTATGTAGTGTCCAAAAACCTTCTACCGATATTTGTTTAAAATATAGTGATAGAGTGACAAGTTTACATCCTTTGTTTGGACGAAGAACTCCTATAGAAAAACGAAATACAATTTGGACTTATTCATATACGGCTGACAATGATACGTGGCTTTCACAAGTTGATACTGAAGTAGAATTCCACAACTTGTTTATGCAAGTATCCCGCATACATTTATCTTTCAATGGAAAGTTTTTTACTCCTGAGTCCCATGATGTTCTCATGGCAAAAACTCACATTGCAGCATTGTTAGGTGCCCAACAGTTAAAAATATTTGTTGATAGAGCAAAGGACATTCCTGACGAACTTATTCCTAATTCTTTTAGGTTAATGCGAGAGTTCGTAAAAACTTTGGAGGATATGCCTTCGGGCACAATTGATAGCATTTTGGCAAACCCCTACGTATGATTTACTGGTTCATTGGACAACCCGGCTGTGGCAAGACTTCTCTTGCTCGTGAATTAAAAGCGCGATTTGACGCTACTGGAGTTCCTGCGGTTCATCTTGACGGAGATGATTTACGAAACATTTTTGGTGGAACATACAAAACTGAGCATTTTACAAAAGAATATCGTGATAACAATACACGTAAACTTCAAGTTTTTGTAGAATACTTAGAACATCAAGGTATTAATGTAATTGTTTCTACCGTTAATTCTGATCGTCTAATTCGTGAAGAACTTAAATCCAGAAATCCTAATGTTCGTGAAATTTATGTTATTAATTCGGGGAAACATGTCCGTGAAGAACGAAAATATAATGACTTTGAGGAACCAATAACAAATTTTATTACTGTAGATACAAATGGGTTAACAGTTGAAGATGCACTTCGTAATATTTGGCCAACTTTGTGAAACCTATACCTAACTCTCTTAAAAGTAAATGGTCTTGTAAAGAACCATTACATGTTAAAAAATCGGATAATCGTTACAAACGATTTAAACGTCAACTTCAGAAAAATGGTTTTTGTGACTCTGAAACATGGGGATTGGATAGTGTAATTTCAGAATTCATTTTACCAAGATTACAACGTTTTAAAATGTTGAACAATGGTTATCCCATGGGGTTTTCAACTGAACAATGGGATGCAACACTTGATAAGATGATTTTTGCATTTGATTGGTCTCTTAATTGTGAGGAGGACAAATACAAAGACTTGAAAAAGGAAGAGCAAGACGCCAATTGGGAAAAGTATAAAGAAGGGATGCAGTTGTTCGCAACATACTTCCGAGACCTTTGGTGGTAATAATTTATGAACCGAAGACAATTTCTATCTTCTATTGGAATATTGGTGTCCGGAACAAGCATAGGGTTATCTATCCCTACTAATGATAATACCTTAAGCCAAAATAAAGACCTATTTGAAATTTTCTCCCCTGCGGAAATCAAGAAGAGATTTGGAACAAATGCCTATGTTTCCACACCAGTTTTTACAAAAAATGAGATAAGTTATTGCGTTAAAACATACCGATTAGAATTGAGAGCAACGCATGATTTTATACATAGTTATTTCCCAAAAAATAGAAATCGGATGTGTGAAGTTCAATTTATTGCTAAGTCGGATATTGTATATCGGTTGAAATTAAACTACATCCACTCCGTTCGGTTCGGAACCAGTCCAATCGATCCCGGTCCACATATGGAGGATGAGTGTCGTTGGGTGTATCCGGCATATGTAAGGGGAGTAAGAATATGAAATGTAAATGCGGTTGCGAGATGAAAGGCATTTTAACTTGGGATGATGATCAATGCACGGATATTGCAATCAATGCCAGTGTTTGTGAACGATGTGGGATGATTTTCAAAGAAACACCAACTGCTGTTATTGGATATAGAGAACTTTGGATACCACCGACATTAACGACATTAGAGAACGATGAAGAAATAACAGCGTGGATTAAAAAATATGAAAGTCATTAGAGTAATAGAAAAAGAAATTGACCGATGTTTTCATCAATGTCCATATTTTAGTAATAATGGAAACGAAATGGTATGTGAACATCCAAAGGCGGAAGATAACGGATATATCATTTCCCATCCTCAATGTACAATCGGATTTCCAAATCAATGCCCGCTAACGAAAACAGATGATCGGTGGTGAAATGCTATGAAAGATCAAAAATTACCGTTCGGTAATATAACCGACGATACACATCAAAACTGTTTACAAAATTCCCGGTCGGGAACAACTTGTGGTCATTGTGGAAAAGAATTACCAAAAGGATTGGACTATTTTAGAGTCACAAAAGTATATCCAATTTGTCGAGAATGTGGGGATGAAGACTTGGAAGATTTGGTTCAACCAGAAATGAGTACAGCAACAATTGATTGGACTCCTATTGAAAAATTGACGATTACCTCAGAGATGGAAAACTGGGAACTTCTCTTATATGTTGAACAGACAAAGATGTGTGCTTTGAAAGTTCCACGAGTCGTAACCGCAAACATTACTGACGGGAAAATTAAAGTCTGTTACTCTCATAAATTGAACAATGATGATTGGCGATTAAGTAAGATTACGCATTTTGTGTGGCTTAACGAACCCGAATAAAATAAGTCATTTTTTCATTTCATACTAATATGTATATGTATGAAATGGAAACCATGCGAAACAGAAATACTTAGAAATATCTATAGCAATTCTCCAAGGAAAAAACTATTAGAAACATTTCCGGGTAGAAGCATTGATGCTATAAAGCTTAAAGCGGGGGCACTTGGGCTAAAAAAGAACATCAACGAGCTAATAGCAGCCGATCTATCTGTTCTGTTACGGGAAACATCAGATGCTTATTATTGGATGGGATTTTTATATGCAGATGGATATTTTAATCATGACATACGAAGACTAAAATTAACCGTCCAAGAGCGAGATATTCAACACTTAAAAAAATTTTCAAATTTTATAGGATGTAATAACATTGGAATATATGAAAAAGAAAATGGACAGAAATATGCTGAGATACGAGTTATGGACCGCTTTACTTTCCCATCTATAGTGAATAAATTCGGATTGAAACCACGTAAAACGTATAATCCACCCGATAACTTAGAATTTCTTAATCACAATGCCGATCTATTTGTTGCTTTTTTAATTGGATTTATTGATGCAGATGGCTATATCCAACGAGATAAACGACTATCTCACTTAAACGAAATAAGGATTATCATTAAGCTTCATTCGTCGTGGAAACAAGTTTTAGAAACTCTTACATCCAAATTGTATTTGTTACTTGGATACAACCCTTCTAAAGTAATAATAAACAATCAGGGATATGCAAAGGTAGGAATTTATCGCAGAGATGTTATTGAATTTCTTAAACAAAAAATTATACAATTGAAATTACCAGCAATGAATAGAAAATGGTGCTATGAATGAAAAAATGAAAGTTGGAGTTTATTGCGGAAGTTTTAACCCGTTCCACCTTGGGCATTTATCAGTTGTAAAACAAGCAATTGAAATCTTTCCAAAGTTAATCATTGCCAAAGGCATTAATAGTTCAAAGCTTGTTTCTGGTAAAATCGTTTCAAAGTATCCTTTACCAACAACCTTTTTGACTACGTTTCGACACGACATTGATGTTGTAGTTGACTCTTACGACACATTGTTGGTTGATTATATCAAAAAATTGGAACTTGAATATGATGTCACCGTTGTCCGTGGTCTTCGTAATGGTGCTGATTTGGAATACGAACAGAATATCGTGGCATTTTTAAGAGGAATGCATCCTCAAATTAAGATTGTTGCCTTCTATTGTGATCCAGCATACCGTCATATTAGTTCCAGTGCATTACGAGATATTGGACATTTTTCAGAGTCCGAGTATAAAAAATATGTTGTTAGTGATTAACTCTTGACATTTTCGGTGGGTCTGATATATGTATAAGCAGAATTTTATTGTTCTTTGAATTGCGGGTGAGTGAAACGGATACAAAAATCATTCCTGTCTCATAAGCAGGCGATACTGGGTTCGACTCCCAAGACACGCAACCAAATTTTGACTCTACACTTGTGACCGGTAAAACGGTGTAAAAGGAAGTCGGAGTGCAGAAAATATGAATTAATCCCTTTAACAGCTTAACGACTTATGGCGGGGGCAATCATATTTCGGAGTCAAATTATAGATGCATACTGCAACAATAAAGAATGCCCCCACGGGGCAACCTAGTGATGGAACCACATAAAAAGTTTCCAGAGTAAACTGTAAAATCAGCATCTAGCTATTAACAAATCTCGGACGCTTCGTTATAGCGCACCAGTCGAGATGCTCGTGGGAAGGTGACTTCCCACATTGGGGCCATCTGTATAACGGTAATACGGTAGCTTTGCAAGCTACAAATCGGAGTTCAACTCTCCGTGGCTCCACCAATTTAACTTGCAGTCGTTTCTGCATCGTGAATGTATGAGTTCGGAACGATGTGTATTCGCCTCATACCTGCAAAGTTATTTTGTTCGGTTGTTTCAAAGGAAACGCAACACATATAAAGTCAATTGAGTTGTAGCCAGTCGCAAGACACAAGCCAACACAAGCCTGAAACGAACTGTTAAGGTTGACCAATTGACCGTGACAGTAGTTACGTGAGCGTTTGTATCCGAAGAAATTGAACGGATTATGAAACTATGGGTTGAATTCCCAAACAGAACACCAATTTATACAACCGAACCGTGACGAACACGGGTCGAAGCAACTAAGAGCAGGTCGCCAAGTCTTCGCAAGGAACCAATTGCTGTTGATCACCCGGAAGATACTCGTGACCGTTCCCGACTGCTGGTTGTGACTGGAAATTAGCTATTTCCTTTATTAGCAGAGAAAGTCGGGCGGTTTGTATATGTGGGGCCGTAGCTCATTTGGTAGAGCGTCTCAATGGCATTGAGAAGGTAAGGGGTTTAACTCCCCTCGGCTCCACCAGTTTTATTATAACCAACGATTATTTGGATTAATAAGTTGATATTTATATTATGTCAACCAAACCCCAAACAAAGGAGAATATATGATCGTTGGTTTGATTATTGGTGCAGTAGCAGGCTTCGTTGGTGGTGTCCTTTTTGGTCGCCGAAACAAGAAAAAAGTAGAAGCTGTTATTGCAGGTGCTAAGAAACTTAGCGGTGGAAAACTGTAACAATTAACCCCGCAAAGGAGAGTATTCTTTGCTTGATGCCCCGGTAAAACGGGGCATCTCTGATTGGAGTTTGGTGTAGCGGAAGCACGTTTGGTTCTGACCCAAAAAGTAAGGGTTCGACTCCTTTAACTCCAGCCAATTTTAGTTCTTTGACGTAATTGTGAATGATTAATTCCCCGTAGTATTGGATACATGGGGCGAATACGAGAAATAAGTAGGCATTTAAGTTGTGCTGAAGATCGTAACAGGAGGCTACAACCTAAAGAGTAGCTTTGCGAGGACAGCAAGATGTGTCCGGCAACAATTACGTCATATGGAAGGTTAAGTGAGTGAGACTCACCATCGCTTGGAAAGCGATTGGCACTGAAAAGTGTGAGAGGCGGGATCTCAACCTTCCGCCAATTTGCCTAGAAATAGGAAACTGAAAATGATCAACTCAGCAGCGGTGTGGTTCCCGAGTCGTTATACAAATATCGGTTACGGATGGAAGGTAAACCAGTCAGGGTGCTGGAACTGCCTCGAAAACAGATTGTCCCTTAATTGTGGATGGGTTTCGATTACTCTGCCTTCCGCCAATTTCTTACCTCAAAATCATATTATGTAAATATTCCCAGACTTCGTAGTATTCCCTTGCCATAAAAAGTTATATGATAAATCAGTCTTCCTCTATGTTTACATTGAAAAACGTATTCCTTCAACATTCGGCACATGCATTTGATATGCAGCCAAGTGTGGTATACATTAAACTCACGTTGCATGGACTATAAATATTCTATTCAAAATCAAAAAGGTCTTGACAACAACTATGTTACTTGCTAAGGTGTTCGTATGAATTTGAGTGGAATTTGGACATTTATCGGAGTAATAGTATTCATTGTAATTATTGCTCCATTACTAACAATTTGTGCATTGAACACATTGTTTAATTCCAATATTCCAATATCAATTGCTTCATGGTCTGCATCATTTTGGCTACTCATTCTTATTGCTGGAAAATTTTCAATCACTTCAAAAAAGTAATATGCCTACATACGAAATTGGAACTTGGTTTCTTCTATTGAGTATAATCTTACCTAGATTTACACTTTTATTTTGGTGGTTGTGTGGAAATTTACCATATAATACGACTCCATTTATTGGAGATTTAGTTGCCTCTATTTTTGTTCCTCGTATTTTAATTCTTGTTTGGATTTATAATTTACAGGGATTTTCTACATGGTTTTGGATACATTTAGTAGCTTTAATTTTAGTGTGGGGATTGAATATTTTGCGTGTAACTTCAAAAAATAGCGATTAATTATGCCAAGTAAATTTGAAAAATGGTGGGAAAATACTGGATATGATGAAGCTAAAAAATTGGATATTTTGAATGATCCAGTTGAAATTGCTAGATTAGCATATAAGGCAGGATTGTATACCTCTCCATTTCCATTAACACCTATTGGAAAATCAACAGATTTTTATTTTAAATCTCATATGGTAAAATGTAATTGTGGTTGTCAAACACTAGAAGTTGAACGCTATGATTATAAAGATGGAGACGAAGGTTTTAATATTGTAATTTGGAACCGTGGCCACGATGGAAATAAAATTCGTGGCTGGAAAGAAAAATTTCGATGGTGCTGGGACATCCTAACGACAGGCAAGCCATGGGCGGACAGCATTATCGCAACTAACAATGACGCCAAAGAGCTTGCCAATTTTATACTTCAAACTCTTCCAAAAGAAGACTCTCATGAAGAAACAAAAAAATAATAAAGATGCCGCACCTATTGCTTCACAGGTGGAAACGGATAACAAAGAAGCAAAGTCTATTAAATTTGTAGTTGTTCGTGATGGCTACAGAGTATCCGAACGGGAATATGTAACTGAAGAAGATCCAGTTGCTATTGCAGAAAAAGATTTTTGGACTCATATTGCTAAAACCCACTCTTACGGAGAACCGGTTGATATTGTGCAGTATGACTCTAAAAAACATCGGGTGTGGTAAAGGAGACCCGAACCATGATGAACAGGGGATGAAAAAGTTATCATGGTAAACGTATTCACAGCAACAAGTGAGTACTTAAATGAAGGCGAGACCATTGGTCTCGCCTTTTTTATTTTGTAGAAAATCTTTTTCTATTTCATTATGCAAATCACTTCTGATATTTATTAGTATGGTCAGAAAAAAGAAAAAGACCACATCAAAGGAAAACGAATTATACATCTTACCTTCATCAAGTGATGAAATGCGTTCCTTTATCTCCAAATTTCATATCGACATGATGGAGCACATTATTTCTTCGATAAAATTTGCTGTTGAAAATAAACTACCAATCGTAGAAGTGTTTCAATTTAAGAATTCACCTTTTGTAGTCACTATATCCGAAAAAGAATTTGACATCAATCTGGAAAATATAAACCAATTTTACATGACACATGAAATGTATGAATTGTGTCCAAAGATTGAGCAGTTACGAAAACTCCTTAAAAGGAAGAACGATGAAAAAGAAAAACCAAAAACGGATCGGAGCAGATCTGACAACTCCGACGAAAAATGACAATAATCATACAGATCATAGTCCCGTTATTCCTCAACGTTCAAAACTCAAATCAAATTTAAACATATATCAACGACAATTAACTGATACACAGAAGAAATTTTTAGAATTAGCATCCGATAAATCGGTTAAAATAATTTTTGTTTCTGGCCCTGCGGGAACAAGTAAAACTTTTTTAGCTGTATATCATGCACTTCAAATGATGAATGAAAAACGAGTTAGTGATTTAGTTTATATACGTAGTGCGGTAGAAAGTTCCGATCAAAAACTTGGATTTCTTCCCGGTGAAGCTGATCAAAAACTTGCACCCTATATTCAACCTTTATTGGATAAATTAACTGAACTACTTCCTAAAAGTGATATAGATATATTGCTTAAAGAAGAACGAGTAACTGGTATTCCAGTAGGTTTTCTTAGAGGTTTAAATTGGAATGCTAAAGTTATTATAGCCGACGAAGCACAAAATATGACATTTAAAGAACTTTTTACGTTAATTACACGCACGGGTGAATTCTCAAAAGTATTTATATTGGGTGATCCCGAGCAAAATGATATTAATGGAAAAAGTGGATTTATAAAAATGATTGGTGATTTTGATGATGAAGAAAGTCGTCAAAATGGTATTCATGTTTTCCGATTTACTGCGGATGATATAGTTCGTAGTGGTCTTGTGCAATTTATCATCAAAAAAGTAAAAAAAGCTCTGTGATCGCTATGTATAGAGTATTATGGCGAACAAGCGTGTATCAGAACTGACCCAAATTACTTCGGCAGAGCTTAATTCTGCTGATTTGTTTCTTTTATCGGATGTTTCGGCACAAGAGTCAAAAAAACTAACTCTTGCCGATTTAAATAATTATATCTTAACAGATGGTAATCTTACAGGGTCATTCTATGGAACTGCAAGTTGGGCACAAAAAAATGCATTGACAGCCTCTTTTGCAACTGTTCAAACAGCTTCATATGCATTGACAGCCTCCTTTGCCTTAAATGGTGGAACAGGTGGTAATGCAACTTCTGCATCTTGGGCATCTCAATCGTTAAGTGCATCCTATGCAAGAACAGCATCATTCGTATCAGTAGCTAATGCTGCTACAGCATCATTTGCTACTTCATCGCAATTTGCATCTTCTGCATCGTTTGTTATTTATACAGGAGGTAACAACGGAACAATTGCAAATGCTATTACTGCAACAACCGCAACTACTGCAACAACTGCATCTTATGCATTAACTGCTAGAAGTTCTTCGTTTGCAACCACAGCATCTTATTCAAATAGTTCTTCGTTTGCAATATCTTCAAATTTATCAAATACATCGTCTATTTCATTATATGCCCAAACAGCTTCATTAGGAATTATTACAAATGTTCAAACAAGTGCATCATGGGCTTCTCAATCATTGAGTTCTTCTTTTTCTGATGTCGCAGCCGAAGCAATTACAGCTATTACTGCATCATATGTACTTCCTAATCTTTCATTACAACAATATGGAGTATTTTTAGCAATTACTCAATCCAATTATAAAAGTCAATTAGATGCAGTAGATATTGATCCATTTTTTGATACTCCTGCTACTACATCCATCGAAGTTGCAGGAACAATTGTTGCTCCTTATACATCATCTATTGCTTTGAATGAAAGCGTATCACTTTATGTTTTAGATAGAACTACAGGAATAGTATATACAATTGACTCTACCCCAATTTATGTAAATATCCAAGGTCAATTTTCCAATGTTTCAGCATCTATACAAGCATCATTAGCAGGACAATTAAGCGGATCAATCACGGGTTCTACACAAGGTTCAATTGCTGGTAATGTAAATGGAACAATGTTAGGAACCACATCAGGATCAATTTCAGGTTCCACATTGGCTAGTGGTAGTTTAACTGGTTCATATAATGCGATATTCTCTGGTTCATTGACGAGTGGTTCGTTAACTGGAAGTTATACAGGGTCATTAACTAGTTCTATTAATGCAAATTACAATGGTTCTATAACAGGATCAATTTCGGGTTCAGTATCAACATTTTTGTCTGGTGCAATGAAAATTCCATTTTTATTAATGGGACAATTATATCTAAGCACTGGCTCATACATGTTTTATATTAGTGCGTCCACAAGTAAAATTTTTATTGAACCAACACGTATTTCTCGTTTTAGTGTATCAAGTAATATTGGTCAATTTGGCGTACATAGTGGAGAACCTGTCCAATTAACTACTGACAATAGTTCGGATTTAATTGCGTTTAGTTCATCGGCTGGTGGTCCATTCAGTGGAACAGCAGCACAACTTGTAGCAACTGGTTCTACTGAAATTCTTATGATGGATATTTCATCCGTAACAGGAATTAGATATATTTGGACATTAACCAATTTAACAAAGTTAATTTCAAATGGTAATACGTTAGTTTCTGATGTCGGAGGAATGCCAAATTCAATTATTACAATGTCGTTACAAGGAGGCGGTTTAACTCAACTTCATTCATTATCTCAGAGTGTAGTATCTTATTTGAATTTTGCAAATAATTCAGTAACTACATTTCCAGCATTGCCAAATACAATGTCTTATATCAATTGTAATAATAATCCAATTATGGCATTGCCTACAACAATTCCATATGGGGTAACACAATTATATTCAAATGGAACTTCTATAACAGAACCCCCATCTTCATTGCCAACATCAATAGTTTCAATGTCATTTTCATCGAATTCAAATCTTAACATGTGGTTAACAACTTTACCATCTTCATTGTCATCATTTGATGTGTCAAATTGTCCGTTGTTAACTGCATTACCAACTGTGCCATCTAATGTTAGATATTTAAATGTTTCGTTTGATGGATTAACCGATGTAGCTCAAGATAACATTTGTTCAAATCTGGTATCAAATGGATTGTTATCAGGTTCATTAAATCTTCTTGGTAATGCAGCATTGTTGCCAATTACATTAACAAGAATTGCTACTCTTCAAGGAAGAGCTTGGACTGTTACCTACTAATGATTTTAGCTTATGTTTACTGGAAGTATAAAAATTAGTGAATTAGATGCTTTAAGCTCTATAGTCGCAGCCGACTTTTTCCCATTGGTGTCAAGTGGTTCCTTAACCACCTACAGAGTAAATGTAACAACATTGAACAATTGGTTTAGAATTAGTGGTTCATGTTTATCAGCATC